AATTGTAATGTCAGTTCCCGATAATTTAATTTGCTTTTCTGTTGTTCCTTTAATTAAAATTGCCATAATATATTTTTAAGATAATAAACCTAAATTTTGTAATATCGTAACCAAATCAGAAACTGTTGTTATTCCAGCACTTGATTGTTGATACAACTTAACAACATTTCCGTTTTCTGTTCTAAAATGTGGTGCCGCATTCCCTGCTGTTATATCTGCTGAATATTGTTGGTAAGCATCTGCAGGTGAAGAGCCAGGAGCTGTTCCAGTATATTGTGCCAAAACTTTATCTGAACTCGTACCAAAAGACGTACCTCCAATAGCTACATTGCCACTCGTTGAATTAAATATAACACTTCCAGTTGTAGTTTCTATTGCTCTATGTGTAACATTAACCATAGATGTTAAAGTTGGATTGTAATATAAACCTCTTGTAATAATTCCAGTTCTTGTACCTATAAAATTATATGTTGGAGTTAATAATAAATAATTAGCGGTTAAATTGTTTAAATTTCCATCACTAAAACCTCCATAGGTTCTAATAAATGATCTATCGGAATTTGTCAATGAAGAAGTGGTTGACTGTCCTTCCTGGCATCTAAATAAAAACATATCAGTAGGAGTTTTACTGCCTTGTAGTTGGACAGATGAATCGAACCCAGTACAAGTAATTCCTTGACCTGTTACTCCTGCATTACCAGATGTTAGTATTTGGAAAAATCCAAATCTATGACCGTCTGAAGTTGCCGTTATTGAAGAACTAATTGCAACAGAACCAGTAACATCTAACGCAACCGTTGGAGAAGCCTTATTTATTCCTAATCTATTATTTGTATTATCCCAAAATAAATTAGCACTTTGAGATAATTGATTTGAAGCATTCTGAAAAAATATACGTCCAGCAGTTCCCGAAGTTATCGCAGTTGAATTAACAGTTAAACCCGAATCGTTATTTGTCCAGCTTAATGTTCCCGTTCCATTTGTTTGTAATACTTGACCACTCGTTCCATCTGCTGTTGGTAATGTATAGGTAGTGTTGGCAGTTAAAGAATCAGCAGCTTTTAAACCTACATAATTAGTTCCGTTTGAAAACCCCTCGTAAAATAAAATTTCTTTTGCTGTTGCACCTGCCGAATCTCTTAAAACTAAATTGCTTTCTATTTTTGTAGTTCCAACTCCATTTGGATTTATAATAACATCTTGGTCTGAATCACTTGTAATTTGAAATCCATTAACATCTAAATTTCCACCTAATTGCGGTGAAGTATCTAAACTCAATTCATTAATTTGAGCACCAGTTACATACTTAGTATCGTAAGTAGTGCCATTAAAGTCTGCTATTGGAATCCTATCTGTACTTTCAACCTTTGCTGCTTTCGCCGTTAGTTGACTTATCTTTATGTCCGCCATTTATTTTGTTTAAATAAATTTGTAATTTTCTAATGTTTTCAGCCTTTGGCTTGTACTTTTTTAAATGAACCATCCAGTGTAGTTATTTTGAGTATCGGGATACATATCCCCATTTGAATTTAAGTTGTATTCAGGAAATAAGTCTTGGTTAAAACTCATGTAATCAATAAACCTTTCTGTATAATGCTGTGCTATTGAACGTTCTTTTTCTATTAAGAAATCAATTTCGTCTTTTTCTACGTTTGTAGCATTCTCGCTATTATGCTTAAATACGCCTTTATTAGCGATTGTATAAGCCGCAAAGGGTAAGTATTCAACCATCGCCCAATGTATCAGCATCGGTTTAATATATGTAACTAAAAGGTTTTTATAGTTTGTAGGTATGTCGTAAATTGAACTTATTGTAACCGCTCCATTTGTACCGCCCGTTACCGTTGCCGTACTTCCTACCGTGTAACCAGTTCCAGCCGTGTTAATTGTGGCTACCGTAATTAAACCACCAGCCGCCGTAATATTTAGCTTTAAACCCGTTCCTGTTGTGCTTGTTGTATTTATAGCCGTTCCCGTAGTGTAACCCGTTCCTTGGTTGCTAATTGTAATAGCTGTTGGTGTTCCTGAATAAGCTAAAATAATTTCGGACTTTAGTTTATCAAGCAACTTAGTTCCTAAATAGTTTTGAATGTGAATATCTTGAGCTACTTTAATCCATTGAATAAAGTTATCCGTATCTACGTTGCCATTCATGGCTGTAAACTTCACTACGTCATCTCTTGTTATAAGTAATGCTTCTGCCATCTTATTTTCTATAATATCCTCTGTCCTCTCGGTCAATCATTCTTTGACTTACCAAACTTGGATTTTTAACTACATAACCTAATTTCTCTGCTTTGCGCCCAGCAATTTGTTTAGCTGTGTTTACATCAATAGCTTGACCCTCAAACGTTGCGTAAACTCTTTTATTCCAACGGTGGTGACAATTAGGACCACCTTTATACAACCAAATTGAATACGTCGAAGCTCCATCAATTCCAAAACCTGCATTAACGGGTTGACTTCCCATTTTTATAATATCCTCTTTTCGATAAACTTTATTTGCCGACATCATGGCTTTACAAAATGGTCTTACTTTTCCTGACTTACCGCCAGTTTCTCCAGTGTAAACATACCGAGTTAAAAACTTAACGCCATCAATAACAGCATCTTGTCCACTTCGCAAATTAGGTCGAGGGTCTCCAGTTGAAACTAAATTAACAACCTTTGACAATAGACTTTGCTTTGGCTCTTTGCTTAATATCTCGTTGTCTTTGTCATCTGTATCGTAGTCAACTTCGTGTTCATCGATTAATATCCAGTCGGGATTTTCGTCCTCACCCAAATCAATTAACGCTTGTGCAGTTTTATCACCTTGTGAGCTTAATTCCGTGCCAGTTTCTTCGGCTACTTGCTCCTCTGTTTGAGCGTTCTCTAAATCAACAAACTCCAAAGGTTGCAAAGTCTTAAAGAATAACTTTAAAGAAATACCATTGTAAGCTAATATCCTTTCAAACGCCTCAAGTAACTCATCTTGCATAGGTTTAATAACCATGTTATCAAACAAAATACTTGAATTTTTAAGTTCATCAGCATTACTCGAGAAACCCGTTGAAGTTGCAATACCAAATAATAAAGGCGAAGTTACGTTATGTCCTAACATAATCTTACGTAAACACTCCTCACTTAAATACGAATAATGTTCCGGAGCATCGTTTAATGGAATATCATCTACGGTTGTTTTGCTTGTTTCACTTGCATTGAAAGCCACAATCGTTCGCAGTCCTTTAGAACCCGTTAATTGTGCGTTTACTTTGTTTGTAATGATACTTTGTTGCTCTTCAGTAGGAATACCATTATTAAAGTTTATAACCTTTGTACCGCTGAATCCGTGTTGAACTTCATTTATTAAATAGTCTGCAATTTCCTCTTCTAATTTCGCGTAAGGAATAGCACCTTGATAATCCGGATAAGCGTAATACTTCATTCCTACCGTGTAAGGTTTAACAAAAAGTATTTCTATTTGCTCGTTTGAGAATCCGTAAGCAGGTATTCTCTTTGGTGCGTATTTTTTTACGTCTTGCCAGTTATCTGAATAGTAATAACCCTCTATTTCTCCGTCTTTATTACACTTTTCAGCACGTAATAAGTTAACAGGCATATGGTAAGCCTTTAAAATTCTTTTACGGTCTTTTGAATAATGAACTTGAATAGCGCACTGCCCTAACATCTTTCTGTCTATTACTAATTTACGTACACAATCAGCATGAAACAAAGACATCATTTGAGCGTACTCATTTGGCTTTTTACTTGCATCTAAGGCACTTAAACCACGCCCGTAAACCAATCTACTTATATTGTTTATTATTGCGTTATTCGTCGTTGAATACGTGTATCGGTCAATTAAGTATTGAAAGTAATTATTGTCCTCACCAAACTCAACCCAATTATCTCTTTTGGATTCTTGAATTACAGGCGTTTGGTATGAACTTAAATTAATAATATGTATGTTATCACTCATAAACTATAAAAGTATTTGCAGTTGTATTTGAAGTATATTGCCCGTTGTTAACCGAAAATGTAACTATCGGTTGGTCGGTGCAAAATATCCTATCACGATAAACGATATTCGTTCCGTCTTTTAGTACCAAATTATAAAAATGATTTTCAACTAAGGCAACCTCAACTTCCAATGTCGAATAGTAGTCACCTGCCGTAAATTCCCACTCCTCAACAACCGTTGTTTCGTTGGTTTGGTCATCCGTTATTTCAACTGTATCGAAGTCTGCATTTCGCGGGATTAAAGCAAATGTTTGTGGATTTGTTGAAGTAGTTAAAACTATCATACTTTATTAACTTAAAACACCTTAAATTGTTTCTTAAATAAAAAACCCCACCTAAAAAGGCAGGGTCTTAAACCTATTATTAACAGACAATTCTAAGAAGTAATTACAATAGCATCATCAGCACCATCAGTAAAGATAGCTTTTAATCCAGCCTCATCAGCGCAGTCAATGAAGTATGCAGGACTTTTTTCCATTCCCGTGAATGTCAAGTTATACCCATTGAAGTCACCCATTGCAGTTCCTGAAGATACAGTCCCAGCAGTTACGTCACAACCTTGCTCGTAACCAGCTAAAAAGAATTGATGGTCTCTTGTTTCAACAACGATTCTCGGACGTCCGTAAGCTAACAATTTTACATTTTTATGCGTTACAGCGTCTTGCTTCTTTAATTGAACAGTCAATACTTGCTCAAAGAAAGTAGTCCCGTTGTCTCTTGAAGTTTGGATAGTTTGCTCAAAACCATTTGCACCTTTTAATTCGTATTTGTAAAGGTCGATTCGTGTTGCAGTGTACCAAGTAGTAATTTGGTCATCACCATCAAAAACAATGCTTGAAGATAATGTATTCAAATCACCGTAGTTAATAAAGTAAATGTTTAGAAGTCCTGAAATTGCATCTTTACACGCTTCTAATCTTCCGTTTGCTATATCACAGCTCATGTCTTATTTTTTTAATGTTAAACAAAAAAGGGTGGCGTATATTTCACCACCCTCGCTTATTGTTAGTTTGATTAATTAGCTGAATTTACAATTCCGTAAGTAACAACGTCAGAAGCAAAACCGTATTTAGCGTCTGCCGTAAACCTGAGAATTACTCTGACATTCTGAGATCCGTCAACGTCTCCCATGTCGATAACTTTAACTTCGTTCATGTCATTCATCAAGCCAGTCGCAAAGTACAAGTTTGAAGTTTGAGAAAGAAGTGCAGTGTTTGAAGCAAGTCCGTTAGCTAAGAATATTTTAACACCGTCAAAATACAAGTCATTCAATACTTGATTAGTTCCTTTGTTATCGTAACCGTTAGCACCTACACCTGAAGCAGCGAAACCGCCTAATGCACGAACGTAAGCTCTATAAATGTTATTAGAAACATAAAGAACTAAATCCTCTTTTCCGTACAAAGCAGCAGGAAGTGCGTCAATAATTAAACCTAATTGTGCAATAACGTTTGAAGCATCTACCGATGCTCCCGCAATTTCTTGAGCAGCAGGTAAAGCAGCGTCAGTAGTTAACTGTGTCATGATTCCAGCAAATTGTCCAGCCGTTGCGTTAACACCTCTCCAAATTGAAGTCTCCATTCCAGCAGCAACTTTCTCAGCAGCGTGTGCAATTAAGAAATCTGCGAATGATTTTGGCAATACATCGAATGCAGAATAACCCATTTGGATAGCATCCCAATCAGCTCTAAAATCAGACTTACATAATTGTAGGTTAACTTGGAATGATTCAGGTTGAAGAACTCGCTCTGTTAAAGTTACAGTTGAAGTTGGGTCAAAGTCGCAAGTAGCGTTTTTGATGATGTCATCAGTTGCTACTCTTTTGATAACTTGCTTGTATTTAACGTTAGGCATGATAGTAATTCCACCTTTTTCTAAGGTTGGAGCTGACAATAAAGCAGCTGCAATATACTTACCTGCAAACTCGCCAGCGTAAGTAGTTGTAATTGATTGTGTTGTACTCATTTTATGAATTTTTTAAATTATTTATACTACTGTTAATGTAATTGCTCCAGCA